TGTCAGATCGGCCATGTTAGGCCGTGTCGATCCGAACCTGGATCACGTCCGAATCGTCGTGCTTCACTGCCAGGATTTCGATGGGCAGCGCGGCCACTTCGCCCTTGTTGAACGTCACTTCACCGTTCACGCTCACAAAGGCTTTGCTGAACTCGTACTGCATGTTCAGGTCGTTGTCCACGCCGGACATGCCGCGTGCGATCACGGCAAAGCTGTTCACCTGGTCGCCGCGATACAGGCTGAACTCCTTGTAACGCCCGCCGTCGGTCACGTCGGCGTCGTTCATCACAAGCGCGTACTGAGCGGCCGACACGTCCACCAGGGACAGGCTGAGCATGAACGTCTCCGCAGTGCGGAAACGCTTGGACGGCATCGTGGAACCGGCCGGTGTGAAATCGAAAACCTCTTCACCGTGGTTCACCACCACGCCGTCGTCGTTGTAGTTCCGGTTTCCCTCCGTGCCCAGGAGAGTCCAGCCTGACGGGAAGGACGCCTGCGGCTCCCACACATCGGGAAACGCAGTCCCTACCGTGGCCAGGTAGACCTCCAGAGGCGCGGCGACAACCTCGTGCGGTGCTGGCATTTTTTCCTCCGTGTTTCGGGTGGTGTCGAAAGAATCGCAGCAGAGCCAGACGACGGCTAGGCCGCAGCTTCCTTCCCAGCGAGCACCTGCCAGGACGACACGGTGTCGTCCCAGTCGGTGTCAGGGTCCTTCGCCTGGAATCCCCTGCTGGACGGCTTCGCCCATTTCAGCAGAGCGTCGCCCCAGACTTCGTGCGATAGCGACTCCAGTGCGGCCTCCACTGCCAGGTACACATTCCACGACTCATGGCCCGTGGCCCCGTAGCAGTCCACGTCCACGCGCCGGTCGCCGTACACCTGGCCCTCCAGTCCCAGCAGGCCACCGCCTGCGGCCTTCACCACTACGGACGTGCGTGGCATGGACCCGACTTCACTGCGCGGCAACGTGCCACCGAACACGCGCACGATGGACGACGGCGCATTCGGCAGGGTCGTTATCCCCACGAGCGCGGCCACGGCGTCGTCGGCGCGCAGGTAAGCCACGAGCGCGCCTATCGGGTCAGCGGGAACCATCAGTCCAGTCTCCGCTTGATAGCCGCCGCCAGCTTCGGGAACTGCCGGTCAGCGGCTGGCCGCAAAAAAGGCGTCTTGCGCTCCAGGAACAGGCCGTAGAAACCCTCGTGCTGCGTGGACCCGAACCGGCCGCGAGCGCCGCGCGGTGTTCGCTCTGCCGCCTCCGCGACGATGGCACCCTCCAGGTTGCCGCTCCGGGATGCCCACCAGTGATTCGACGCGGCGTCCTTGGCCGTGTCCTCCAGCACTTCGTCTATGGCCTCCACGCTGGCCTTCTGCACCTTGTCCAGTATCCGGTCGCCGTACCAGCGGTCAATGTTGAACCCAGTCACCTAGCCGATCCTCCGCAGCATTAGTTCCTTGTGCGTCGGGTAGCGCAGGACGGCCTCGATGCCTAGCGGCCCTTCGTAGAGCGTGTCGCCCCGGCAGACCACATCGCCCAGCCGGTCACGTTCCGTCACGTCCGTGTCCAGTTCGATGATCGCCCGTAGGTCCTCCACGACGATGGTGCGATCCACGCTGACCGGCTCACGCTCTGCCTGCGTCGTCACGTAGCACGGCACGTCGAACAGGAATCCCTCCCAGGCCGGACTGCCCGGCTGTCCCCAGTCGTCCACGGACGCGGTGTCGCGTTCGATGGTCGTCCGGTGCGTGAGCGCCACGCGTGAAGCGGCAAGGCTCATCGCAGGCTAATCGTCCCCAGGCTGCGGCCGGTCAGTTCGTTTAGGGCGTCGCGCTCAGCGTCCGTCAGCAGCAGGCCATTCGTGCCGGTGACGGTATAGGTGGTCTGAACCTGGCCGACGCTGGACGACACGACGCTGGCCGGATTCGTCCAGACGCGCACGACCATTTCCAGGCAGATGGCCTTCACTTCGTCCGGCACCGACTCATAGCCGTGCGAGTAGGTCACGACCAGCTCCTGGTTCGCGTAGCCGAACAGGTTGCTGCCGAACCCGGAGCCGCCCCAGCTCGCGCGCACCAGTTCATCGCCTAGCAGGTAGTAGCCCGCTGGGTCGATGGTCACGCCGTCGATGGTCACGGACTCCACGTCGCCCACTGGTCGCTGCGGCAGTCGCAGCGTTGCGCCGGAGCCGCGCCGCGTCAGCACGTCGGACTCCACCAGGGAAATCGTCTGGCCGGTGGCCGCACGGATCAGACCGCTGGCCAACTCCAGCAGGCGTTTCGCGCGCACGTGCTCCGTCGCCGTGAACTCGACACCCAGCCGCGTCTCCAGGTCAGTGGTTGTCGCCAGGGCGTCGTAGGTGCGCGACCCGTCCGGCGTGATGGCCACGAGGAACGGCGCGTCGTTCGGATATGTCTGCGTGTCGCCACCCGCGAACGTGACCAGGAACGACGCCAGGTAGTAGCCCGCGTCCTCTGTCTCGCCGTCGTTCCAGTCGTAGGACACGTTCCCCATCGACCCGTCGGAGCCGTCGCCCACCTGGGCGTTCGCATCGTCGTCTGAGACGACCGACGACGTGCCGCCCTCCAGGTCGTACAACTGGAGCGTGACTGTTGCACCAGCCAGGTCAACCGGGTCGTCGTTCTTGTCCAGCAGCGTGGTCGCCAGTGGCGACGTGGTGTCACCCTGCGCGATGAAAAAATCGGCTCCAGCCATCAGTCCTCCAGTAGCGTAGATGTACGTCCGGCCGTGCGTATTCCGGTTTTACTCCGACGCCCACCCAGGCCGGTGCGTCCAGAGACGCGCGCACGCGTCACGCTTGTGGTCGGTGGCAGTGCGAACTTGCCTGCCAGGAACGATGCCGGAGCGCCGGACACGCTGTAAGCGCCTGGGCTGGCGTCCACAGAACGGTCGGCTGGGATGCCTGCCTGAAAGCCGGTAAGCGCGTATGCGGCAGGCTGTGCGTCCAGTGACCGCGTGGCGAGGATGCCCGCCGCTGCACCGCTGATCGCATAACTGCCTGGGTTTCCGGCCAGTTGCCGTGTGGCCACCACGGTGGCACTCGCGCCCGTGATCGTCAGCGACCCCGGCGCGGCGTCCAGCGTCCGGGTGGCGAGCACGCCCGCCGCTGCACCGCTGACAGCGAACACGCCTGAAGCGGCGTCCAGCATGTACGTCTCGCCGGACTGTGTGTAGACCAACGCAGCGACAGCGCCCGTGATCGTGTAGGCCCCAGGCCCGGCGTCCATCACGCGGTCGTAAATCAGACCTGCGGCAACTCCGGACACGGCGTAGGTCGCCGGGTCGCCTCCCAGGACGTACGAGCGCAGGAACGTCGCCGCCGTTCCGGTGATGGCGAGCGACCCAGCAGCCGCGTTCAGGTAGTAGTCGCGGAGCACGCCCGCGTCGGCTCCGGTGAGCGCGTATGAACCAGGCTGCGCGTTCACTGTCAGCCCGCGCGCCAGGGTCGCCACCGCGCCTGTGATCGCAAAGCTGCCTGGCTGAGCGTCGAACAGATACGTGCGTGCCAGCGTCGCCGCCGTGCCCGTGATGGCATACGACCCTGGCACGGCGTTCATGGGATAGTCGCGCAACACGCCCGCCGCCACTCCGGTGATTGCGAACGATCCTGGCGCGGCATTGAACAGATACGACCGCGCAAGCGTTGCGTCCACTCCAGTGATCGCAAAGCTGCCGGGTGCTGCGTTCACCATGCGCCCGGCTAGCACTCCTGCCGCAGCGCCCGTCACCGCGAAGCTGCCAGGCTGAGAATCTAGTGCGAGCTGACGCCCAACCGTCGCCGCCGTCCCACTGATGGTGTACGAACCCGGCTGCGCGTCCAGGCTGAAACCAGGGAATGGGGGAATGGCCATCGTGTAGACAGACCATTCGTCTGTCACGGAAATGGTCACGGACGGTGGGTCCTCCGTCGCCGCGTTCAGCGAGCGCCGGGCTAGGTAGGCGCGGCAGTTCGTGTCCACGTTGCCTGTCGTGCCGGACCCTGCGCCGTTGTGGGTGTAGTTCGTCGGTGGCGTCGTCGGTGGCGAAGTCTGTTCCCCCTCCCAGCCACCCACCACCATCCACCCGTAGTCTTGCGCGCCTCCAGACGGAGTGAAGCTGGGTGCGTCCGGCGTCGTGCTGGAACCGCTGGCACGGGTCGAAATCTGCGGCACTCCGGCCAGCCGCATCTTCTGCACGACATAGGCACCTTTGGAACTGCCTGGTGGCGTTACGCTGATGGTCGTCTGGCCGATTTCTGCGTCACCGGCTTGCAGGCGTTTGTAGGCGATAATCTCGCGGTCGGTGGACGTGCTCGCGTGGTCGGCGTCGATTAGCTTTGTCCACCCGCTGGGCAGCGTGAAGGCAGACCCTCCGACATTCACGCGGCCCACCAGAATGAACGTGTCACCGATGGCCGGTGACCCAGAGTCGATGGTTACGGTGTGCGGGCTAGCGGCAGACGAAATGGAAGTCGTCTGTGCGGCGACGAACGTAGGGAAGGCCACCGCTAGCCCTCACGCGTCAGAGATTCGCCCCGCGCAGCCCCAGCCGCCCTGGTTCTGCTTCGGCCTCAAAGTGGCGACGACCGCACACGCGGCAGTAGCGCACAATCAGGCCCGGCCCCAGCTGCTCCGACTTGTCCAGATTCGCGCGGTCGTTGCAGCAGGGGAAGATGATATTGCCTCCCACTTCGGTAAGGCCGTCGTCGGCCATCTGTGGTGCCTCCCGTTTTTAGGCGATGGTCAGGATGGTGCCGGTAGTGTCGCTGTTGTTCGGCTTCCAGCTGAACGTCTCACCGATGGCGAGCGTGATCGCGGAGCCGTAGTCCCACCATCCGATAAGCGGGTCAGCCGGGCTGGTCTGCGTGTCGTTGTAAATGTCCACGTAGCGGAACGGGCCGATGGTGCCGCCCGATGCCGTCCAGACCACTTTCGTGCCGGTCAGGGTGCCAGTACCGGACGACTCAGCCCACGTGTTCTGTGTGTCCTCGCCACCGGCCGTGTAGCCGTTGCCTGCGGAAATCTCCGTCAGGTCGGCTTTCACGGCGTTGGCTGCCGTCGGCGCTGTGTTCGTCAGCAGCACCTTTTGCGTGTCGGTGTTCAGGTTGTGCTTGGCCAGGCCAAGCTGTTCCACGAAATCCTGGTGCTTGTTGAAAGCGGCCACTGTCTATGCCTCCACGGGTTGCAGGGTGGGAAATGCTCTGGACCACCAGTCAGGATGCCAGAGCACGTGGAGCTGGCCACTCCCCTGGCCGGGAAACGGCTCATTCCACTTGCCGCCGCTGTCGCTCAGGTAGCGACCATGCGGCAGTCGGTGCGTGTCGTACAGCAGGCCGAAATCGGCCAGCGGTCGTGGTGCCAGGCGCAGCTTGTGGTAGCCCCACGACACCATCCGGTCAGGCTCGCCCATTTCCGGCCGTGCGCATTCGATGAACTGCTCGTCGTTCACGAACCCAGCCGGACGGCAGATGCTGTTCCCGTGTGCCGCGACTCCGACGACCTCGTGGCCGTAGCTTCGCAGCCGCATCAGCCCGCGCTCCAGAATCACGTCCGGGTCCTCGCCGGTCACGAGCGCCAGGCCGATGGCGTCGGCGTGGATGCCGATTTCGTGTCCGTGCGACGCGATGGTGTCCAGCGCCGTGAACAGTTCCAGGTCACGCCGCAGTTCAAAGTACCGGGCCGTGTGCAGGATGAAATACGTGCTCCGGAATCCGTGCTCAGCCTCCCACTTTGCGATGGCCACGGCAGTGCGCAGGCTCCCGTGGTTGTCGTCCACGTCGTGACGCATCCCGATAACGGACGGGTGGCGCTCGCCTTCGTAGATGCCGCGCATGGGGACGACACCTGCGGCATCACTCAGCAGCCGTCGCAGCTGCTCCAGGTCCTGCTCACCGAACACGCGCCTAATCATGCTGCCTGTGTCGGTCGGATTCCTTCCGGTGGCGTCGCTGCTCCCAGCCAGCCCACGCCACCACGAGCACGCCCAGGGCCGTGACGACCTCGCACGCCAGCGTCACGTTCTCCCTCACGCCGCATCCCGAATCGCTCGCGCACGCTGCGTCAGCGTGTATTTCAATTCGCGCTGCCAGGGCTGGTTGCAGAGCCGTGACGGGTGCTGGGCGATAGATAGGTCGATGTGGAACGGCAGGCGCACGTGCGTGAACGTCGGATAGAGCGCGCCGACGACGAAATCGGCCTCATAGTCGAAGTCTGAATCCAGCGGCCAGTGTTCGGCGTATCGGTCGATGGCGCGCCACGGCTCCAGCGTGTCCACGATGGCACCGCCGCAGACCAGCGGCAGGTCGTCGTATCCGGCAGGCGTCGCCCCGTGGCCCCAGTTCGCGGTGCATACGTCGCCCTCACTGTGGGCCTGCACGAGCGCAATCTGCGTGGCCGGTGGCACCATCACGTCGTCGTCCTGGAAGTAGACGAACGGAGTGTCGGCGTCCAGCAGCGCGTAGTAGCGACCGGCGCACTTGTGGTCGTCGCGCTCGCTGTTGTCCCAGACCACGACCTTTCCGAAAATCAGGCTGTGCCGAATCTTCGCCATCGCCTCCGGCTGGTCGCCGCGCGTCACCAGGCAGGCCGTCACGTCGTGTCGGCTGATCATCGCGGCTCCAGCACGGCCCAGTAGGTGCCGCCGTGGAAGGCTGAACGCCTGACCATTTCAGACACGCGCCACCCTACCGGCGCACGGATTGCCTGCCGACGCCCGCAGCCCATCACGACACCGCGCCGGGCGAGCGCGCACCACCTGTCCACCAGGTCGCCCACCTGGTCGTAAAGGTTCGTGAACGGGTCCAGCGACACCACGTCCCACTGCCGGTCGGCCGCAGCTGCGAAATCGAACACGTCGGCCACGACGAACTCCCAGTCGCGCGGGTAGAGCTGTTTCATCACGGCCAGTTTCTCCGCGTCCGTGTCCACACACGTGGCGTCCATCCCGGCGTTCGCCATCCAGTAGGCGTCCTGCTTGCCCAGGAACCCGGCCGCGAACAGGCACAGGCCGGACTCGCCCAGGCGAAGCAGATGCTGCGGGAACACCCGTCCGGAGCCTTCGTCGTAGAGCGCGCGCCATCCTAAGCTGCCCAGGAGACACGCTCCGGCTGGAACCCTAGGCGCTCCTTGAAGTAGCGCAGGCCGTCGGTGCCGGAGTCGTGTCGGTTGTAAAACACGATGCTAGGGAGAGGCACCGTTGCGAGTACGTCGCGCACGAGCAGATACATCACGTCGTTTTCCATGTGGTCGCCGTGACCCAGAATCTGCGACACCATCGCCAGGTCGCCGGAGACGTACAGCACCAGGTAGGCCACCAGGGTGCCGTCACCCGCGAAGCACCCGAACGCCTGAATGTAGTGCCGTGGGCACAGGTAGACCGGCAGCGGCGTGAACTCCGGCCGCTCGCGGTAGCCCTGCGACATGGGCCTGCCTTGACGCGCGGGCAGCGACGTGTTCACCGCGTGTATGTCGTCCGTGTAGTCCTCGCGGTCGATCTGTTCCACCGTGTAGCCCAGGCGCTCAGCTCGATGTGCGCGCTTACGGGCCGTGCGGTGTTCGTGCCGCCACGCGTCCGGACTCCACCAGTGGAGAATCGACGCCGGGTAGTCGTAGCGACCGGTGCTGAACAGTTCGTCCATTTCGTGGGCCAGCGTCTGGCACTCAGCGTCCCAGATGCAATCAGGGTGGTGGCCCGTGCAGATGCGACGGCTCATGCTGCCGCCAGTGCGGTGGACTCGTGCAGCGCCACGGCCATATCCACCAGGTCGTCGTCGTAGCGTTCGCGCAGGGCGTCCAGGCCCACAGGTTCGCCGCGCCCTATGTTCGTGGCCAGCGCGATGTACGGCGTGATGTTCGTTCCGGACTTCCAGTCCACCAGCGTGTCGTCCGGCATTTCCTGGAACACCCAGTTAGGCCGGATGGCCAGGCCCTTTGCCAGCGCCGCGTCAATGCCGCGCATCTTGCCCGGCGCAATCGGGTGCCAGTCGTTCACGTCCATGCAGATGCGTGGAATGAACCACGGAATGACGCCGCGCGACCCGGCGACGTTGCAGCGAAGGACCCGGCCGGTGGGCAGGTCCACGATGGTGGCCTGGCGCTGGGCGAGCACAATAGGCCCGCGTCTCCAGACGATGCACTGGCCCGGCTCCCACACCGGGTCGGGCGCTAGCGACAGGTCCAGCTCGTTCAGCACGTCGAACGCGCACGGATGCACCCAGTCGTCGGAGCCAACATGCACGAATACATCAGCGCCCTGTTCGGCCGCGTATCGAATGCCCGCATTGAACTTCATGCCCACGTCGTCGTTCGGCATTTCCACCGTGTCGAAATCGAACTCGCGGGCAATCTCCAGGTTCTCGTCGTCGGCCACGACCACGCTGTGGGCCTCGATGCCCTTCAGCGCGAGCGCGTCGCAGAGACGACGGCGCTGGGCTAGTGCCAGGCGCGTGACGCTATACCTGCGCCACGCAGGACTAACTAGCCAGACCTGCACGCAGGTAGTCCGTGTCCCTGCGCAAACGGCAGCGGCTGTCCCTTCACGGTGCCCCACTCCCTGCGCGTCCTGGTTGCGATCTTCGTTTTCTGACCACACCCACACGCACAGGTGCCGGACTCGTGAGAGACAGCCGCCACCGTCATGCAACTACGCCTGAACCGTGACGCTTGCGAGCGCGAGCGCCGTCGGATAGACGACCTTCGCGCCGTACAGGTGCAGACCACGGATTCCGTCTCCAAACTGGTTCTGGAGCCTAATGGCCTCCGTCTCGTTGATCTGGTCTGCGAACGTGACGGCCATCGGATGGCCCGCGATCACGTGATACGTGCCCGCCGTCGCCGCGTGGGTGACGTTGGATTCGTACACGTCGAACCCGGCGATGCGGCCCAGGAATCCCTCGCGGAGAGTCTGCGTGGTCCCGGACGCCGACGCGTCGATGAACCGTTGGTCCTGGAGAATCGCCGCGCTGACCTCCGGTGGAATGACGATCCACCTACCGGCAAACGGCACCTTGTTGCGGGTCAGCTTCGTGCGCATCGCGACGAACAGGTCGCCGTACGCGTTGTTGTTGGAAATGTCCACCGTGATTGCTCCCAGGTCCTGCGAAGTCTGGTTCACGGCTGCGTACATGATGCTGGCCACGTACTCGTCGGCCTCCAGCGCCAGGTTCGACCCGGCACCGTTCCCTGCGGCGTCCACAAACGAACTCATGGCCTGCCGCTTGTCCACGTCGTCCACCGTGAACGCGAAGTAGTCGGCCTGGTCCACGACCAGCGCGCGCTCCGCGTCCGTCAGCAGGTCCCACGAAATGTCGGTGTTCTTCGTGTAGTCCCGCACGGCCGGGTCGGTGAACGAAATGATGTGAACCGTGTCTCCGGCGTTCGCAATGTCGCCTTCGTAGAGCCGGTTACACCTTTCGACGTACACCCCGGCGTCGCGAAGGTTCGTCAGGATCGCTGACGACCAGACCTCCGGGATGAAATTGGAAATGGCCACTGCTCAGTCCTCCGGTTGCGTTATCTACCGGCGAGCGCGTTATCCAGCTTGCCCTCGCGCCGGGCCTCGTTTATTTCGTCGGCAGACATATTCTTCAGCGCCTCGCGGCTGATCTGGCCGGTGCCTGATCCTCCGCGTGCGCCCTGGTCCGCGCTCCCGGCGCGTCCGGTCCCGGCTGTGGCCGTCAGGTGGGGTTTGGCCTCCAGCAGCGACGCCACCACGTCGTCTGCGTTCTTCGGCGCTCCGCTGTCGTCAAACTCGATGGCGTCCTGGTCTACCAGGCGCACCACGTCGTCTGGGTCCACGGCCCCGTGTTTCACGGCAGCGGTCACCAGCTGCGTGCGGAGTCGTTCCGCCCTGGCTCCGGCCACCGCTTCGTCGCGGTCCTTCTCTGCCTTCGCCAGTGCGTCCTGGAGTTTTTGCGCATCGGTCTTTTCCTGTTCCTCGCGCTCGTCCAGTTGCTTTGCCTTCGCGCGTAGTTCGGCAGTCTCCTGCGCGGCCTTGCGCTCTGCGCGCCGCACCCGGTCCTGCACGATGGCGTCCACTTCCGCCTGCGTGAAGGTCTTTCCCTCCGACTCGCCCTGCTTGTCGTCGTCGGAGCCGGACTCACGACCTGCCAGATCGGA